TAAACGCAACAGCATTAACAACTGGAACTGTAGCTAACGCAAGACTAGATGCACAATTACAAGATGTAGCTGGATTAGCTACAACAGCAGGTAAAATTATTCAAGGTGATGGATCAAATTTTGTTTTATCAGCTTACACATTACCTATAGCAGACGGATCTTCTGCTCAGGTTTTAACTACAGATGGATTGGGGGCAGTTACTTTTGCAACTCCTACAGTTGGAGATATTACAGCCGTAACAGCGGGCACAAATTTAACAGGTGGTGGTTCTTCTGGAGATGTTACACTTAATTTAGCTGATGCTTCTACATCTGCTAAAGGAGCTGCATCATTTAGTTCAGATAACTTTGCTGCTAGTTCTGGTGCAATAACAATAAAAGATTTAGGGGTAGCTACAGCAGAAATTCAAGATGACGCAATCACATTAGCTAAAATGGCTCCAGGTACAGATGGAAATATTATTTCATACGATACTTTAGGTAATCCAGTTGCAGTTGCTACAGGAACTTCTGGACAAGTTTTAACGAGTGCAGGAGCTGGAGCAGTTCCTTCTTTCCAAACACCTACAGTTGGTGATATAACTGCAGTTACTGCAGGAACAGGTTTAACAGGTGGTGGAACAACCGGTGATGTAACTTTAAACGTTATTGGTGGTACTGGTATTACAGCAAATGCAAATGATATACAAATTGATAGTACTGTAGCTACATTAACAGGAACTCAAACTTTAACAAATAAATCTATTGTAGCAACCCAGCTTACAGGAACAATTGCAGATGCAAGATTTCCAGCAACTTTACCCGCACTTAACGGAAGTGCTTTAACAGCTTTAAACGCAACACAATTAACTTCAGGTACAGTGCCTATAGCTAGAATATCAGGTTCATACACTGGTATAACTGCAGTTGGAACGCTTACGTCAATAACAACTAGCGGAAATATTACATCAGATCACGTTTTACCTAATACAACTGATACTTATGATTTAGGTGCAGTGGCAAATGTTTGGAGAAATTTATATACAGGTGACTTGCATTTATCTAATGAAGCAAAAACAGAAGGTAATGCAGTTGATGGCACTAAAGGTAATTGGACTATTCAAGAAGGCTCTGAGGATCTTTACATATTAAATAATAAATCTGGTAAAAAATATAAGTTTAAACTAGAGGAAATTTAAAAAGTCATGGCTTTTGGAATAACAGCTTTTGCAGAAAGTCCTTTTGCTGCAACTGGATCACAAAGTATTAATGTTCAAGTAACAGGTCAAGAACTTACTATTCAAGAAAGTAATCTTGGAGTTGTTATTGATGTATCAGTTTCTTTAACAGGTCAGCCAATAACTATTACTGAAGGTAATGTTGATATTTTCGCAGGTGTTGAAGTATTCCCAACAGGTCAAACTTTATCTGTTAATTTAAATTCAGTTTCTACAATTGGAACTGGAAATGTTTCTTTAACAGGTGAATCATTAACAATAACTCAAGGTACAACTCAAGCTTTCACAGATGTTACTACAGAAGATGTAACTGGAATAGAAATGTCTTCTAATTTAGGTAGTGTTGCTACTACAGCTAACGCTAATTTAACTTTATCTGGTTTTGATCTGACTATGCAGGAAGATAATGTTACTGTAGGAGCAGATGCAAATGTTAGTTTAACGGGAAATGCTATGACAGCTAATCTTGGAACAGCAGTTGCAGATGCTAATAGTTTAATAGATGTGACTGGTTTTGACCTAACTATGCAAGAAGGAACTGCTACAGCTCCCGATTCAGTAGCAAGACCAACAGGAATTGAAATGACCATGGCAGAAGGTAGTATACAAAACATTATATGGAATCCAGTAGATACAGGAAATGCCCCAATTGACCCTCCAGGTTGGAAAGAAGTAGCTTGATTTACATGAAAAATATAAATATAATAAAATATTAAGGAATTTATAATATGGCCAATTCAACATCAGCTAATCTAAAATTAACTGTTCAAGCAACTGGAGAAAATTCAGGTACTTGGGGACAAATTACTAACACTAATTTACTAATTCTTGAACAAGCAATTGGTGGTTATGATGCTGTGGGGTTAAATGCAACAACAGGTGCAACTCTAACTTTTTCAAATGGTGTTTTATCAAACGGTAAAAATCAAGTTTTAAGATTAACAGGAACTATTACAAGTGCTGTTAATGTAATAATTCCTGATTCCATTGAAAAAACATATCTTGTAGAAAATGCAACAACAGGTGCTTTTACAGTTACTTTCAAAACTACTTCTGGAACAGGAGCTACTTGGTCTGCAACAGATAAAGGATATAAAATTTTATATTCTGATGGAACTAATATTGTAGATATTACAGCTGACTTAGGAGACATTACGGCTGGTACAGTTACTTCAGGAGGCATAACTGCTACAGGAAATATTGTACCTGGTGCAAATGATACATACGACTTAGGTGCATCTGGCAATGTATGGAGAAATTTATATACTGGAGATTTACATTTATCCAATGAAGCAAAAACTGAAGGAAATATAGTAGATGGAACTAAAGGAAGTTGGACTTTACAAGAAGGCAAAGACGATATATTTATGGTAAATAATATATCTAAAGAAAAATTTAAAATTAAATTAGATAAAATAAAAGGAGATTTATAATGGGAGTAGTATCGTGCGGAACAACAATGTTGGACCAAGGAGTTTTTGAAAATATAGGAGCGGTCACTTGGGATACTACTGTTAAAACTTCAGGATTTACTGCAGTTAGTGGTAATGGATATTTTTGCAACACAACATCAGCAGCATTTACAGTTACACTTCCAGCCTCACCTTCGGCTGGTGATATTGTTGGTATAAAAGATTACGCAAACACAGCTGATACAAATAATATTACAATAGGTAGAAATAGTTCTAATATTCAAGGTGAGGCAGCTGATTTTATTATAGACACAGAAGGAAGATCAGTATTATTAGTTTATGTAGATGCAACAAAAGGTTGGTTAGTTACCTCTGCTTCGCAAGCATCTGATATTGCAATACCTCCATCTTTTATAACAGCAACAGGTGGAACAATAACAACATCTGGAGATTGTAAAATTCATACATTTACAGGGCCCGGTACATTTTGTGTTTCAGGGGTATCATGTTGTGCATCAAATAATCAAATTTCATATATGGTAGTAGCTGGAGCAGGTGGAGGTGGTGGTTCAGCAGTTAGTTTCTATTCTGGTGGTGGCGGTGGTGCTGGTGGTTTTAGAGAAGATAAATCTCCTGTTACACCTTACACAGCAAGTCCATTAGATGGAGCAGGTCCTATAACAGTTTCAGCAACATCTTATCCAATTACAGTTGGTGCAGGTGGTGGTGGTGGTGGTGGATCTCCAGGACCAGCAGGTCCAGGATCTAGAACACCAGGAGGTAATGGAAACCCCTCAACTTTTTCAACAATAACATCAGCAGGTGGAGGTGGTGGATCTGAATCAGGATCTGCTGGTGGTGTTACTCCAGTAACAGCTGCTAGTGGAGGTTCTGGTGGTGGTGGTGGTGGTTACAATTGTAGTCCAACAGGTGGAGGAGGAACAGGTAACACACCTCCAGTAAGTCCACCTCAAGGTAATAATGGTGGTCCTGGTTATGGTCCCTCTGCTGGTTATGGTGGCGGAGGTGGTGGTGCAGGTGGAGCCGGAGAAGCTGCTCCTACAGTTCCTGCTCATTCTGCTGTAGGTGGAGTTGGTGTAGCAAGTGAAATTACAGCTTCTTCAGTAACTCGTGCTATAGGTGGTGATTCTGGATCTCCTCCAAGTAGTCCAGCAAGTGCTGGTGCAGCTAACACAGGTAATGCTGGTCCAGGAGGAAACAATGTTTTACCAGGTGATGGTGGAGCAGGTGGTTCAGGTATAGTTATAATAAGATACAAATATCAATAGGTAAATTATGGGTGTAAATTCATGTGGAACAACCTTAATAGATGAAGGCACTTTTAAAAATATAGGTGCTATTACTTGGGATACAACAGTCAAAACATCAGGTTTCACAGCGGTAAGTGGTAATGGATATTTTTGTAATACTGCTTCTGCAGCATTTACAGTAACACTCCCTTCTTCTCCAAGTGCAGGTGATGTCGTTGCTATTGCTGATTACGCAAATACTTTTGACACTAATAACGTTATAATAGGTAGAAACGGAAGTAATATTCAAGGTAGTGCATCTGATTTTAAAGCAGAAATAGAAGGATTAAGTATAACTTTAATATATGTAGATGGAACACAAGGTTGGTTATCAATTGATGCAGCACAAGCAAATGATATTGTAATACCTCCAGCTTTTACAACAGCCACTGGAGGAACAATTACAGAAAGTGGTGATTTTAAAATTCATACATTTACAAGTCCAGGAACTTTTACAGTTACACAACTTGGTAATGCCCCAACAATTCCAACAGGTGGACCAAGCAATGTTGATTATTTAGTAGTAGCTGGTGGTGGTGCTGGAGCTAGTGCATGTAGTGGTGGTACAGGAGGCGGAGGTGGAGGCGGAGGTCATAGAACTACTTTTCCAAGTCCAGGATGTAATGCAGGATCTTTTCCAATAACTGCAACAGGTTTTCCAATTACAGTAGGAGCTGGAGGTGCAACATCACCTACACCTTTTGGGGGTAATACAGGTGCTAACAGAGGATCTAATTCAATATTTTCAAGTATAACATCCACTGGTGGTGGAGGTGGTGCTCAAGGTACTAACCCAGGTAGTCAAGGTGTTTTTCCTAATATGCCAGGTGGTTCTGGTGGTGGAGGATCAAATGGAGCTCCTGGCCCAGCAGGTGGTTCAGGTAATACACCACCAGTAAATCCTCCTCAAGGAAATCCTGGAGGTCAAGGTGGTGGTCCATCTCCAAATGGAGCAGCTGGCGGTGGCGGTGCAGGTGCTGCAGGAAGTAATAATCCTGGCGGTTGTGGTTCAGGACCTGGCGGTGCTGGTTTAGCAAATTCAATAAATGGTACACCTACTTTAAGAGCAGGTGGTGGAGGCGGTGCTGGATTTAGATCACCTGGACCAAATGGATCAGGAGGACCAGGTGGTGGCGGTGCTGGAGGAAATCCAGGTCCAAATCCAAGTTCAGGTGGATCAGCAGGAGTATCAGGAACAGTTAACACTGGCGGAGGTGCCGGTGCTGGAGGTTCTTCAGGTTCATTTGCTGGAGGTTCTGGTGGTTCAGGTATAGTTATAATAAGGTACAAATTTCAATAATTAAGATGTATTTACAACAAACAATAAATAAGATATAAGGATAATATTATGGCACATTTTGCAAAACTAGGATCTAACGGAAAAGTTATTCAAGTATTAACTTTGAATAATAATGACATGTTAAACGCTGATGGCGTTGAAGATGAAACAGTAGGTCAACAATATCTAGAACTACATAATAATTGGCCAGCGCAAATGTGGATTCAAACATCTTACAACACAAGTGGTGGAGTACACAAAGATGGTGGCACAGCATTTAGAGGAAATTATGCAGGTATAGGTTATACTTGGGATGAAGATGATCAAATCTTTTGGCCTAAAAAACCTCACGCATCTTGGGTAAAAAATAATTCAGAAGCTAGATGGCAATCACCGATTGGTGATGCTCCAGCATTAACAGACGAACAAGAATCACAAAATATAGCAGAAACTCACAGATGGTCTTACGTCTGGAATGAAACTAATACAACTTGGGACTTGACAGACTATTTAGCATAAATTAAAAACGGTGGTGGTATGCAGAAGAAAGTATTAAGCGAACAGAGTTTATTCTATGGCGACATTGATATGCCGAAAGGTTTTGAAATAGACCAAGAAAAACTTACCAACGATATTTTACAATCTACTTTTACCAATAAAGATTTTCCATTCTCAAGAACTTGGGATATGTTGAATACTTATACGAGAGACTTTATTGGTCTTGAACATGGTATCAATTTAGTTAACAAATCAACTTGGGGAAATATCTATAAACCCAATGAGACAACAATTCCTTTATTAAATATTGATCCAGTGGATCTTAGAAACGCTCCAGACTTTACAATGCTTTATGGTGTTAAAGTTAAAGATTGTTTTGTTCGAATACATTTTGATGATAATAGACGTAAAGGAAGAAGTTGGGATATAGAACTTAAAAATAATATGTTTATTATGTTTCCATCTACTAATATGTATTATATCACTAATACCCAGAAAGATTCTTTGAATTTTATACAGACAATAACTTATGAATATATCAAATTACTATTGGCATTTTAAATCAGCAATACCTCCAAAAATCTGTGATGACATTATAAAATATGGATTAACACAAGCAGAAACTATGGCTAGAACCGGTGGTTATGGTGATAAAGAATTAACTAAAGATCAAGTTAAAGATATGAA